TCGCAAGGGGACTGTAGTTCATAGGTACAGGCCGACTGGTGATAGGCAGGAGCACTTTAGAAACGCATTAAACTACTTTGTTTTAGCTGCAAGCGGGCATAGAATAAGACCCGTATCCAGATACACCAAGAAACAGCAAACAACTGTTGACAATGAATATAATAGGACGTAAAAATGACACCAGAACAGGTTATAGATTTTAGGAACAGAGAGAAATCCGCACAAGGTAATATAAGAAGTTTATGGCAGAACACAGCGGATTATGTCTATCCCTATGTAGATATAACGTCATCAAGTGAAGCGGGAAGTTCAAGGACTACAGAGATATATGACCTTACACCGCTTCTTGACGCCGAGGATATGGTATCTAATTTGAAGCATATCCTTTTCCCTGCCGGACAGATGTTCTTTGCTATTAAGGTCGGGAATAACATGAAGATTCCTGACAATATCCAGCGATATATATCCATGCTGACAGAGGTGTCTCACGACCATATCTTCAACTCTAACTTTATAGTAGAGTTAGATGAGGTTCTCCGTTCTTTAATTATCTTTGGCCCGTCGAGTATATATTCCGAATGGACACCGAAAACAGGGTTAAATTACCGTTCCGCCATTATAGGTACATATCAATTAATAGAGAACAGCAAGAAACTTGTTGACGGTATTATAATAACAGTAGAATATACACCGAGACAGGCTATACAGGAGTTCGGTGCCGACAAGGTCGGCGAAGAAGTTGTAAATGCATCCGAAGACCCCAAGAAGCAAAATGATAAGTTTGAATTTATTTATATTATAAAACCGCGGGAAACCACTAATCCGCTCCTGTCGAAAAACATAAATACCAATATGCTGTGGGAGGAACAGGTTGTCAATGTTAAGGAGAAGCTCACGGTTTACGAGGGTGGCTATCCGCAATTCCCATACCATTGCGCACGATGGAAGCGTCCCGCAAATGAAAAGGACGGACGAGGGATAGGGACAGAGATACTTCCGCAGATAAAAGTCCTCAACAGGATGAATAGGGACTTTAACGAGGTAGGCAACAAATGGGCAAATCCGGCGAGAGAAACGCTTGACTCTTTTGAGGGGCCGTACAGAACTTTTCCGGGTGCAAACAATACAGTAAGAGAGTTGCCGTCAAGCAGGGCGGTTGACCAGGGTCTTAATGGCAACTTTAATATAACAGTCGAATCCCTGAAGATGCAGAGAGAAACTATAGACAGGGCTTTCTACAAGAACGCTTTTAATCCTATAGAAGATTTAACTGGTGACAGAAGAACTACTTTAGAGATACGGGAGCGAATTAGAGGGACATGGCCGAAGATAGGTACTCCGGTAGCGCGTATATGGTACGAGCAGATTTCCCCTCTTGTTGAACGGTCGATACTGCTACTCATCAGGAATGGTGTGGTAGCGCCTCCTCCGCCGGAACTTGAAGGAGTGAACTTCGGCCTTGAATTCGTATCTCCGTTCGCGCTTGAATTAAGAAGCCAGCAGTCAAAGGCGTTTCAGGAATGGGCGTTTATTGTCGGTGAAATGGAAACCGTATTCCCAGGCGTAACTGATAACGTTGATTCCGATGACGCTATCCAGAGGCTTGGCCGTACACTTGGTGTTAATACTGAGGACATGGCTTCTGAGGAACAGAGAAATGAAAAACGAGAAGCAAGGGCATTAAAAGAACAACAGCAGTTGGCATTACAGATGGCACAGGTTGGCGGACAGGCTTATCAAGGGGCAACTAAGGCTCCTGAAGAAAACAGTCCCGCGGCTGCGTTGATGGGAGTGTAAATGGCTGAACAGACAAGATACGAAATAATCAGACAGCGGAACAGTGATTTCCTTAATACCTTCGCTTCAGGTGAAAGCCAGAATCGGGTACTTACTTATTTATCTAAGTTCTGCCTGGAAAACGCATGCACCTTTGTCAAGGACTCCGCAAGAAAGAGCGATTTTAACGAAGGCGCACGCTCTGTAATACTCGAAATCCGGCATTGGCTGGATATGGATATATCTAAATTAGAAAAGGAATAACATGGAAGACACAGGATTAGCAGAGGCCGCAACACCAGTTGAGACTACCCCTGCCCCGCAAACAGAATCTTTTATCGGCACGGACGGTTCGTTAAAAGAAGGATGGACTGGAATACTGGACGAGGGGTACAGAGACGAGAAAACGCTCTCGACCATCAAAGACGTAAAGAGTCTTGCGAAGATTGCCGTAGATACAAAAAGAATGGTCGGCAAGAACAAAATCGCTATCCCCACAGAAAGCTCCGCGCCGGAAGAGTGGGCTGAATACTACAGGGTTGGCGGTAGGCCGGACACTGTAGAAGATTATGGCCTTGCCGCTCCAGAAGGATTCCCGCAGGAATTAGTTGAACAGGTATTCCCCGCAGACAGGGTTGCCAAGTGGCAGGAACGATTTTACAAAGGCGGGGTAAGCAAAAAGGCCGCACAGCAGTTTATTAATGAGTTCGCACAGGATATGGCGGCAGACTATCAGAATATCCAACAGCAGAAAGAGCAGAAAAAGGCCGAAATTGTATCGGCGCTTTCGACCGAATACGGAGCCGCATTTGACCAGAAGATGCACCTTGGCGATATAGCGTTTGAGGAAGGTTCTAATGGCGACGAATCAATGAAGGAAAGTCTCGCTTATCTTAGAGACGACCCTAACGCAATAAGATTACTTGTAAATCTCGGCGCAAAGTTTGCTGAGGGCAAGTCTCCTGATTTTTCAGCGGTACCAACTCCGGCTGATTACAAGTCGCAGATAGCGGAGATAATGGAGAACCCGTTATATCTTAATGGAACAAAACAGCAGCGAGACCGCTTGGTTGCCCAAGTGATGTCGATTAGAGCAAAGATGACTCCCGAACCTGCGACTACCTGAAAAGACCGCAGATAAGGAATAGTAATACGGATTACCTTTCATAGAGAGGCCCAAAAATGGTCGTATTCGACCTGCTAACCGCAGTAGGTTAGGACAGGCCCAATTTGTTGGACTACCTTGTTCCGCTAAAATTGTAACAACAATGTGAAAGGTACTCTTATGTCAACACAGATACCTATCGCGTTTGTAGACCAGTTCAAAGCAAACATTCTTCTGCTTTCGCAGCAAAAGCCTGCGAAGTTAAGAATGGTATGCCGACCTGAGTCTATAACAGGCGATACGATGTATGTGGAACGCATTGGCCCGAAGGATGCTCAATTACGTGGCGCACGTCACGGGGCAACTCCTATCTCTGATGCAGCCCACACAAGACGTAAACTGTCGATGGCGGACTATGTAGTCCCTGCCGATATAATCGACAAACCAGACCGCTTGAAGATGCTCATAGACCCACAATCAGTCTATGCCCAGAATCAGGTGTTCTCTCTCAATCGCGCCATTGATGACGTGATTATCACCGCGCTTGGCGGCCCCGCTTATGGCGGACACACTGGCGCAACAACCATCAACAACTATGACGTAGGCGAATGCCGTCTTGTCGAGAGTGATGGTTCAGTAGAGCCCGCAGGTAGCGACCACGATGCTACAACGGATACCCCGTTGAGTATTGCAAAGTTACTTACCTGTAAGCAGCTTTTGGATGACGCTGAGATTGACGATGACAGACAGCGTTACTTCCTTTGTAATCCTTACAATATTAACCAACTGTTGAACACCACAGAGGTTAAGAGTGCGGATTACAATACTGTAAAGGCACTGGCCGCAGGTCAGATTGATACCTTTATGGGATTCAAGTTCCTCAAGTCCACCAGACTCGTAGCAGACGGTACAGATACAAGTGCCACACTATGCTATGCGTTTGCACAGGACGCTATCGTGCTTGCAGTCGCCGAAGAGCCGAATGTTAATATCGACCTTCGTCCCGACATGCTAAACAGTACTCAAGTTTATTCTACACTTAGTATTGGCGCAACCAGAGTAGAAGGCCCAGCAGTAGTCGAAATTACACTTCCGACATCTGCATAATCTTGAAAGGATTATATTATGATAGGTAGAACAAACAAATTACCGTTTAATCCAATCGAATGGCCTGGGTCTCCTAAAGATTTTACAGGAGATTTCAACAAGGGTACTTGTACTACTGAAACTGTCCAGAGATATGTGTTTGGTACAAGACACATAACCTGGGATGGTCGTGTAATGAAGTATGGTCACGCTACAGGAGAATGCGCAAGTGGTTATGGTGCTTTTAACTTGGCACCTGTAAACATTTCTGCCGTTCTTGCCCTCGCTGTTGCAGAGGGTGATAGAACCGTAACTGTTACTGTTACAAGTGGTGGTTATGCCGCTGATGGCGAAATAGCCGAGGACGAGTTGGCTGGTGGATACTTGATTATCAACAATGCTACTGAAGACCCTCAGAACTTCTTAATTATTGGCAATGACGCTGATGTTGCGGTTACAACCTGTAAACTCTATGTCGATGAACCGGCATGGCAGGCAGTTGCAGCTACGGGTTATTCAGAGGTTATCCTGAATCCGTATGCTCATCTTCACGGTGACCCTGCAGACCCAGTTGGTAGAAACTGTTCCTGTATGGGTATTCCAAAGAGAAACCTTGCTGCTACTTATAACGGCTGGGTTCAGACTTGGGGCCCATGTTGGATAACACCACCTAACGGCGCAACAGCACCTGGATATACTGACAATGATAGAGAAGTTTATATGGCGCAAAATGGTTCTGTAACAGGTGGAGCTTCTGGCACTGTTATTGAAAGCGGTTATCAGCATGTAGGTTTTGTTATTGAACACTCTGATGCTGGTGCGGCAGGCCCGCCTTTAGTAATGTTGCAGATTAGTATCTAATTCAGGAATGGGGCGGTTAAATGCCGCCCCTATCTTTTATGCAGATAATTAAAAAAGCAAAAGGCGATTCCG